CCATGTTGTGTTGAAATGCGATAATCCGTGGGTTAGAGCTCAGACCATTAAACAACATTGGGATGCTATTCCTAATTGTTGTTATGTGGGTTTTGATGCTTCCCGTTTTGATCAGCACATTTCCAAACAGGCATTGGAGTTCGAGCATTCGTGGTATTTGAAGTTGTACAGGAATGCTTCTGACCTTATGAAGTACCTGTCTTGGCAGATTAACAATCGCGGGTATGCCAACTTTTCTGACGGAGCCCTTCGGTATGAAGTGGAAGGATGTAGGGGTTCTGGTGATATGAATACAGCATTAGGTAACGTCATAATCATGTGCAGCGTGTGCCACCATTTTCTTGAGTCTTTAGGGGTTAACTATAGATTTATAGATGATGGTGATGATTGTGGTGTATTCATATCTCGAGAACATCTCCACTTATTGGATGCGTTACCAGGGCACCATTTACAATATGGGTTTGAGATGACAGTAGAACCGCCTTCATATGAGTTAGAAGAGGTTGAGTTCTGCCAATGCAAACCAGTCCATTGTGGCAACAACAATTGGATGATGGTACGCAACATCCACAAAATCCTCAAGCAAGATGCACTAAGCATAACATCACGTGATTTTGCTACTTATGACGAAATCATGTATGCTACTGCCGTGTGCGGACTCGCCCTTTACGAAGGAATGCCTATTCTGGACCAGTATTACCGGACTTTTCTACAGTGTGATGTGCGACAACATGTTGTAGAAAGGATATTAGAGGATATGTATACTGGCCACAGGACTTGGCGTTCCTTCGCATCATCAAGCCGTGAATTTACCATTGACGTGACGGAGGCCCGTTTCTCGTTATGGAAGGCTTTTGGCTTATTGCCGGATGAGCAGGAGCTGCTTGAGGAAGAATTACGGGCCATAAGACTCAACAAAACGATTACAACGCCATTATTTACAGACTCGCAATCTCCTATACAGTACTATCTAACTGATTAAGATGTTGTCCTCCACCATGAATGCTAAGCAGATGAATGCGGTTTTGTCCCGTATGAAGCGGGCTCTTGAGGAACCTGCACCAGCTCCCCCTGCGAAACGGCAACGCAGGCGAAGGGTTAGAAAGGCATCTGCGATCCAAGGTCCTATTTCCAATACTAGCCAAGTACTTTCCAATCCTATTGTTCCGAGGTCTATGGTGACGTCGATGCAGCGCGATAAGCATGTTGTTATCTCCGACACAGAGTTGTGGATTGATTCAACCACCATTATTGGTTCTGCTACTTCGCCTTTTGCAGCCTCCTATGGTACCTACGTTGA